GGCGACTACGAATACTGGTGTGGTCCTCACAAAGGTGCGGGCATGATCGGCACAGTACATGTAGAATGAAAAAATTCAACACTGTTGTTTTAAACATCACTGTTGCGATACTAGACTTCCTTTATAGAGGGAGGGACTACCAGAGATTCTGGGTGCTTGAGGAAATTGCTCGGGCACCCTACTTTGCGTTTCTAAGTGTCTTACATTTCCGAGAGAGTATGGGTCTTCGCGGACCCGAACACCTTTATCTAATGAAAGAACACTTCGACCAAAGTATTAATGAAACTGAACATCTGGAATATATGGAAAGCAGGGGCGGTAATGCTTATTTTATCGATCGCTTTGTTGCCAAACACCTCGTCCTTATCTATTATTGGGTCAATGTGGTTTATTACTGGTTGGCTCCTAAGTCTGCATACCATCTGTCGTATGAAGTAGAAATTCATGCAGCAGAAACATATGCAAAATACTTAGCACTTAACGGTCCTGATGACAAGATCCTTGAGATCTTGAATGATGAACTATCACATAGTAATGAATTACTAAAAGCAATGGAGATTATTAATGTCTAAAGAATGGTGGTGGCGCGGTCAGAAGGTTGAACCGCCACAACATACAACTAAAGAAGAAGTACAGGAGATGATTGATGATGCAATACGAAAGCATAATCGTAATGCTGGGATTATTTCAATGCTTGTTGGCTGGGTTGTTCTTGCACTTTTTGCTGAGGGTCTGCTTCGACTTATCGGAGTGATACCACCGCTACTACCATGGCTACAGATTCAGTTATAATACTGCAATGGATACTAGTTGTAGTTGTATTCTTTGTCGGAGTATCTTTATTCTGTCAAGGACATGCAATTATACACGGTAGGTTTGGGTATAGACACTCTGAAAGAGAAAGGAAGAAACTCCAAGATACCCGAAAGCAAATTGAAAAATTGCTAAAAGACAAATGAAAAAGAAAACCGAGGAAGAGCGGAAGAAAGAAGTAGAACGGATCGCTAAACACATTCATCCACATGATGATGAACCAGATCCTACTGCTCACATGGGAAACTACAACTTTCCCCAGATGCTTTTCGCTTTCTGTCTAGGTTTCTGTACTATGTTTGTCTTGGCAGTAGATGAAATAAATGATTTCAAGGGATGTCCACTCCCAGAATATTTCCAAAATGAGGTAAAAGGATGAAAGTAGGTATCATTGGTCTCGGAAGAATGGGCGAGGGCATGTCTCGTCGCATGATGAAGACTGGTATTGAGACAGTAGGTTATCGTAGAAATTATGAAAAAGCAAAGCAGGCAGCAGAAAGTGGGTATATTACTTCAGCTGCAGATACTTTGGAAAGCCTTGTTCAAGTAGTTAAAACTACAGACTCAGGCAAATATCAACCTGGCATCTTCATGATGGTGGTGCCAGCAGAAACAGTAGAGGATACAATCAATGAGCTACTATCTTTTTGTAGTGAAGGAGATATTATTATTGATCATGGCAATAGTAATTTTAAGGATACCCGCCGCAGGGCACAACGCTTGGAAAAACTGGGCATCCAGTATCTTGACTGCGGCACTAGTGGTGGTGTTTACGGCTTGGACCGTGGATACTGTCTTATGGTTGGTGGTGCAAATACTGCAGTATCCGTCTGCGCTCCTATCTTTAGGGCACTCGCACCAGGAGTTGCCGCTGCCGAACGTACCGATCCTCTAAGTCATTTCACATCAGCAGAGCACGGTTGGTTACACTGTGGACCAGCAGGTGCAGGTCACTTTACAAAGATGGTCCATAACGGCATCGAGTATGGTATTATGCAAGCATATGCCGAAGGATTTAATATTCTACACGAAGGAAATGCGGGTGCGAAATATGTCAAGGAAGGAGATGCTGAGGTTGCTCCAATGGACAACCCAGAAGATTATTGCTATGACATTGATGTTGCTGAAGTGGCTGAGCTTTGGCGTCGTGGTAGCGTTGTTGGCAGTTGGTTACTTGACCTTACCGCTGATGTACTACGCCGCGATAACGAGCTTAGCGGATACGATGGGGGAGTATCAGACAGTGGTGAAGGTCGTTGGACTGTCCACGCTGCTGTGGATCTCGGTGTTCCAGCCCCTGTTATTTCTTCTGCTCTATACTCCAGATTCGAGTCGCGACGACTCGGACGCTTCGCAAATAAAGTCCTAAATGGTATGAGAGCGATGTTCGGAGGACATGATGTTAGGTGAATTCATTCTATGGCTTGCACCGATCTTTGTATGTTCCACCATCGCATTTGGAAGATATAAAGGCGAAAATAACTATTATGACTCGGACGACTACACAGGAAATGGAACCGCTCACTAGGGGCATTGTTATCTTCGGAGCAACGGGAGACCTATGCAAGAAGAAACTAATTCCCGCACTCTACAAACTCTGGTTGAAAGATCTTCTGCCAGATAATTTTGTTATTACTGGTTGTGCTAGAAGACAACCAACTGCAGCACAATGGAAAGAATCTCTTGGTTATTATCCTGATGAATTTCTACATCATCTAGATTACATCTCAGCGGACTTGGACAATGTTGATACTCTGCGCCACCTTCCTGATTACCTTCACGATAATACTTACTTCTTATCTGTTCCTCCCGAAAGGTATGCTAACGCAATTATCAATCTTAAAGAGGCGGGTAAGCTCGATGACCCAAACCACACCAGAGTTGTTATTGAGAAACCTTTTGGGACCGATTATCAATCTGCTGATAGTCTACAGTCTGTGGTGGAGCGACATCTACGCGAGAAACAAGTATATCGCATTGACCATTATCTTGGCAAAGATACTGTTAATAACATACTTGCTACTAGGTTTAGTAATATTCTGCTGGAACCACTTTGGAATCGCGAGTACATAGATGAGGTTCAGATCTTTGCATCAGAGACTATTGGATGTGAAGGTCGCTCTCAATACTATGAGACTGCTGGTGCAGTCCGTGACATGCTACAGAATCATATCTTACAAGTCCTTGCTCTCGTAGCAATGGAACCACCTAGCAAGATGAATGCTAGGGAAGTAAGACGTGAGAAGACAAAGGTGCTTGCCGCCACTAGACTAGGTACAAATTTAATTCTCGGACAGTATGATGGCTACCGTAATGAAGAGGGCGTTGATTCTAACAGTCGTACTCCTACCTATTTTGCTGGGTCTCTATTCGTCGATAACTGGCGTTGGCAGGGAGTTCCTTTTAACGTCATGACTGGTAAGAAATTACCATATCAATGCGTTGAAGTAGTCATCAAACTAAAAGCACCACCACTCAAATTATATGAGGGTGAGACTAATGACCGTATTGTCATGCGTCTTCAACCCAACCCCCACCTTGATATCCGTATGGATATTAAGTCTCCTGGTCTGAATGATGATCTGGAGGAAGCAACTCTAACACACGACTACCCACAAGATAGAGCAATTGATGGTTACGAAAAACTTCTTTACGATGCTATCAATGGAGACCAGTCACATTTTGTCCACGCTGACGAAGTTATGGAATCCTGGAGAATCGTTGATGACCTTCTCTGTACTGGTGACAGTTGTCCCATTCGTACTGTTCCTTACATCTATATGGGTGGTTGGGGACCGACACACAAAGTAAACTTTATCACAGATTGGGATTACCCAGCATGACACATGTTCAACTGTTTGTCCGATCAGTAATGCAGACCCCCTGGTGCCTCGGCGTCATGGGGTTCTTTCTTGTATTCGTTCCCATCATTGGTATGCACCTTGTCCATAAATATGGTTGGGAACACTGGGAACCTTTTAGTAAACATGAACCTCATACTGAGACCCCTGGAGAACACGAACGATCCAGTGTGGAGTGTGATAATATCGATCCTCCTTCTACTGGGGTGCGTTAGTTATGTCATCTATATGATACTCACATATGATGATGAAGACACAATACATAAATCGTAGCTCATTGTTACACAATTTTCAACTACATACTCCTATAATAGATTGTAGCTGAGTAATACATATGCTTGGATTGTACCTCGTAACGATCATCATCCTTTGCTTATTTGCATATGGTGGTTACGAAAATACCATGCGACTGTTCGCTTATGCAGATCTACACTTGCGTTATGGGTGGGTTCGTTTTAGGATGTATCTCATGCGTCGTAAGTTAGAACAACAATTACTTAAAGACCTACCAGAATACAACAAACTCATTAAGGAGCTCAAGAAAGATGACCGATGACCGACAGCTTTCTGATCTTAAACTGGATCGGAAAGAATGCGAGAAGTGCGGTGCAACCTGGATCAACGGACAGCATGTCTGGCGTGGCACAGGTAACACAGGAGACTCTAGCGAACTTGACTTAGCAGGACTTGTTTGCAATAAGTTAGGCAACCACCAATGTATCAATCCTATGAAAGGAAAGCAAGGTGGTCAGACCTGGGAATATCGTGCTGGATACATCGACGGCATGATTAGTGAAAAGAAAAAATCGATGGAAGATCTTAGAGACAAATTTGGTGACCTCTAAATACTAGTGTGGAACTAGTATTATATTGTGTCTAGTAATGATGTTTACTTGGGGAACCCGAATCTAAAGAAAGCGGGAACCTCAATTAATTTTACAAAAAAGCAAATTGATGAATGGATCAAATGTAAAAATGATCCAATCTATTTTGCTATGAATTATATTAAGATCATCTCTCTGGATGAAGGTCTTGTACCTTTTGACATGTATGATTTCCAGAAAGAGATCCTTCGTGACTTTCATAACAACAGATTTAACATTGCAAAACTTCCTAGACAGACTGGTAAGTCAACCACTGTGGTTGCTTACCTGCTTTACTATGCTATCTTTTACGATAGTGTTAACATTGGTATTCTTGCTAACAAGGCTTCTACCGCCAGGGAACTACTGGGTAGGTTACAGTTAGCATACGAGAACTTGCCCAAGTGGATGCAGCATGGTATCCTTGTATGGAATAAAGGTAATGTCGAACTTGAAAACGGATCAAAAATTCTGGCTGCTTCTACATCTGCAAGTGCTGTCCGAGGCATGTCGTTCAATATCCTCTTCCTCGATGAATTTGCGTTCGTTCCAAACCATGTTGCAGAGCAATTCTTTGCCTCTGTTTATCCTACTATTACGTCTGGTAAATCAACGAAAGTCATAATCATCTCCACGCCTAATGGCATGAATCACTTCTACAAAATGTGGGAGGATGCTAGAAGAAACAAGAATGATTATATCACAAACGAAGTACACTGGTCGCAGGTCCCTGGAAGGGATGCCAAGTGGAAAGAAGAAACAATTAAAAACACATCACCAAGACAGTTCGCACAGGAATTTGAGTGTGACTTCCTTGGTTCTGCTGACACATTAATCAGTCCATCGAAACTACAGACTATACCGTTCCACGATCCAATAGCTAGCAATGCAGGACTTGATATCTACGAAAGAGCACAAGAGGGTAACGAATATATTATTACTGTTGATGTTGCCAGAGGTATCGGTGGTGACTACAGTGCTTTCGTCGTGTTTGACATTACCACTGTTCCGTATAAAATCGTTGCGAAGTTCAGAGATAATGAAATCAAACCTGTCATGTTTCCCTCGGTAATCTTCAAGGTTGCCAAGCAGTATAACATGCCATACATCCTAGTAGAGGTAAACGACATTGGCGATAGTATTGCTGCTACTCTTAACTACGATTTGGAATATCCTAATGTTCTTATGTGCGCTATGCGCGGTAGGGCAGGACAAGTCGTCGGACAAGGATTCTCAGGAAACAAAACACAATTAGGTGTTAAGATGAGTGTGACCGTCAAGAAGATTGGTTGTGCTAACTTGAAAGCAATCGTTGAAGAAGACAAGTTACTATTCAATGACTTCCAGATCTTCCAAGAGCTAACTACATTTGTGCAGAAGAAACAAGCGTGGGAAGCAGACGAAGGATACCATGATGACTTAGTTATGTGCATGGTATTATTTGCATGGTTAGTCATGCAAGAATACTTTAAAGAGATGACCGACCAGGACATCCGTAGGAGAATTTATGAAGAACAAAGAAATCAAATTGAACAAGATATGGCTCCTTTTGGGTTTGTTGATGACGGCTTGGGTGACGATACCTTCGTGGATGACGACGGAACTGTGTGGTACGGCACAACTCAGGAAGAAGTATCCTATATGTGGAACTACTGATGGATATTGGGGATCAGTTCAGTCTGGAACACCTTCTTTTTACAGAGAGAAAATGTAGGACATGTGGGAAAACCAAAGATCTCCTTACAGACTATTATTTGATTCGTAAACATAAAAAGAATATGCGATCTGCATATTCATATGAATGTAAGGAGTGTACTAAGAAAAGAATTTTAAGTAAGAGAAAGTCTGACACTGCAAAGTGGGAGTATCCTGACTGGTAGTATGTTCATGCATTGTTTCCCCTCTGAAAATACTCCTATTCATAAATATTTTTAGATTAATTGGACATTCAATAGGAGTCTAAACATGGCAAGTCAAATCTCGCCTGGTGTTGTTCTAAGAGAACGAGACCTGTCGAATGCAGTAATTGTCAATACATCTAGTATTACTGGTGCATTCGCCTCCACATTCCAGAAAGGACCAATTGGTGAAGTTGTAAACATCGCTTCCCAAAAGGATCTACTCACAGTATTCGGTAAGCCTTCTGATGCTAACGCAGAAGATTGGTTTGTTGCATCTGAGTTCCTAGGATATGGCGGTCAACTCGCTGTCGTTAGAGCAGAGACAGGTGCTCTAAACGCAACTGATGATGGGGCTGGTGTCCTAGTCAGAAACGAGGCAGATTGGGAAGGCGGCACAGGCACATCTAAAAAGTTTGTAGGACGCTCTGCAGGCACATGGGGTTCTGCTCTGAAGGTTGTTGTAGTTGACGCTGGTGCTGATCAGTATGTCACCTTCGGTGCTGCTCCTGCTGGTATTGCAGTTGATAGTCAACTGACATTCGTTGGTGGTGCAACTGGTAGAGTTCTCAGCTATGACGCTGCTACTCTAACCGCTGCAGTTGCTCTCGATGGTACAACTAGACTCACAACCGCTGATCAACTAGACATTCCTGACACTGGTATCGCAGCAAGCACCACGACTCTAGTCGGTGGTACTGGATACCAAGCAGCAT